AATTCTATTAAGAACATAGACCATTTAGATTACGACTATGCTTTTGGTAAATTAGAAAACGGCGAAAGATATTTTGTTTACCCGAGCGATTTGAAAGACAGATTATTACCAGTTGAAATTAAATTACAGATTGGCAATAAAACAATGTTAGTAAGCGGAGTCGGAAAACAGTTAAGGGTTGCACCTTTTCTAAAAAAATACAGTGATGAGTTTTCAGCAACTTGTACAGAAATACGACCAATTTTTGAGGAAGTTGGAAGTGTTGAATGGGATAAGGAAACTAATACAGCAACAATAAAAGTATAGGAGTGGAGCAATGGACACAAAACCCAACGATTAAATAATTTACATTGAAAGGAGGATTAGTTATGGATTTTGATTTAATAAAATTATATTCAACCTTAGGTATAGGGGGTTTAGGTGTAATTGTAATGGTAGGAATTACAATCTACTTAATTAAATATGTTTTAGGTACACAAGAAAGATTAGTGGATGCCTTAGATTCAAATGCAATAGCCTTAACAAGTATAGTTGAAACTCTAAGAACACTTAATAACACAATTAATAATGATGCAAGAGAGGCAAGGTTAAAGCGGAATGTGATTGAGAATAGATTAGTTAGAATAGATACAAGATTAATTAATTATAATATGGATAAAGGGAGGGGGGATTCTTAATGAGTGCTACAATAAGTGTTAATAAATTACATTACGCTCTAGTTACTACAAATTCTGAATCAAGGTACGTTTATGGTACCCCTAAACGGATTTTAGGAATAAACAAAATATCTATAAATCCTAATCCTGATACTGACAGCATAAAAACAAATACAGCACAAATGAGAAAACCCGCACTACTAGGTTTAATAGAAATAGATTTTATTTCAGTTAATATAACCCCGGAGCAAAGAGCCGAAATGTTGGGTCATACGATTGATGTAGATGGTGTAGAACACCATGCATATGATAATAAATCACCTTTGATTGCTTTAGGATTTGAATCAGAAAAAAGTAATGGTAAAAAGAAATTTGTTTGGATATTAGCAGGGAGAATGAAAGAGAATGTTTCTGATTATATAACTAGAGGAAATTCAGTTGAATTAAGTATACCAAAAATGGTTGGGTTCTTCAGACATTGTAAAAAAACAAAAGATTGGAAAATAGTTTTAGATGAGGATTCAGTTAATTTTAATCAAACTAAGGCAGATAGTTGGTACACAACTATCCCAGTTTAAGAGGAGGATACAAATGGAAGATTTTAAAAAGTTTTTAATGGAAGAATACAAAGAAATAGTTTTACTTGTAATGTTTTTCTCAGTGTTAGGTTTTGGTTTTGTGAAAGCAGACATGGATTTAGTTAAAATGATTCTATTATCTGTAACAATGGGTTTAGGATTATCAAAAACAATAGCAAAAAAATAATTGCCTACTAAGTCGAGTGCTTTTTAGGCATAATTCTCCCATATAGCCCAACTTTTAACTAAGTTGGGTATTTTTTTGTTTTAACATAAAAAAGACCTCCTAGCAGGCTTCTAAGCCTGTTCTAGAAGGTCAAGGTATATTTGTATTAGTAATATATAAGGCTTAAAAGAAGACCTTGTACTCAATCTTTATTCCCTTTTTGGTAACTAACATCAATAATTGAGCTTTTTCTGATAATAAGAACTTTCCTTTAGCATAAGCATCAACCCCACAAAAAGATGGGCTTGTTATTGTATGAACCCCGGCTCCGTCCACTTCTTTGTGATGCTTATCCCCAGATATAATATATTTTGGTACTCTCTCTGTTAATCTACCTAAGTCTTTTCCAATTGCTGCTGGTGATGTATTATTACCATGAGTGAATCTGAAAAGTATATCCATAATTTCACAATCAACTAAATTAAAGTGGATTCTTTCACCAAAATCAAAATTGATATTTTCGATATCACCCAATGAAGCTTTTAATAGTAATCCTAAAAGTATTTCAAAATTCTCCCCATCTTTCTGTGATTTTTTATTTGGTATTATCCTACCATGGTTCCCAACTACAAAGGTGTAATTTACTTTCGTGAAGGCACTAGAGAACGCTCTTAGTACTTTTCCAATTAATAGTACTCCTAACTCTATTTGTTGCACTACATTTATACTACTGCTTAGTCTAACCCCTTCATGAATTATACCATGTATTATATCCCCAAGATTTAGTACATTCATTACTTTTATATTATGGTCATTACCAAATTTAATAGTTTCAGCAATTAATGTGTCAACCTGCTTTATAGCAATGTCTTTATTAAACACATTCCAATAGTTGTCTGTTTCCATACCTAAATGCCAATCAGACAATATTATTAATCCTTCACCGATAGCATTACTTGTTATTTCAAACTTATCAATTTTAGGATTTGGTATTAACCCTTTAACCACATCTGCTTTTGAGAAAAGTTTATCAGATATGTTATCTAATATATAATATTCTTGTATTAGTTTTTTAAGAATGCTTACTTCATTATTGGTGAGATATTCTGTATATTTTCTATATTTTTCCAAAAATTCTTTATCAGCCAAAGTTTCTATATCTTCATTTAAAATCTCATCTTTTGTGTGTATACTGGAATGATGAGTTAATTGTAACGCTGTTTTAATATAATTAAACTTATGTCTAGACCATCCTAGTATTAATCTTGTTTCTTCTATTGTCTTTCTATCACCACAATACAAAAGTCTAAGCTTTTTTTCCTCGGCTTCATCTACATCTAAAATACTTTCAACATCTTTACTAATAAAACCACCTCCTTATTCATACGAATTAAATACACTTACTATCTTATAGGACAAATACCAGTTGAGCATGATTCATCTAATTCTTCGGGTTCTTTGTATTCGTCCTCAAATTCAGCTATATCACTTTGAGTTACTTTTCTTGGTAAAGTTTTCATTAACTCGTTGTACTCTTCTTCTGTAATCTCTTCGTAAGGTAATAACTGATAGTTACCACCATAATCAGCTAGTAGTGTTATTCCTATAACTAAATCCCAATTTTCCCATAACCATTCTTCAACTTCGTCCCACTCTTCTTCTTTTACATTAACTGTTATTGAAACATTCTGTTCAACGAAGGTTTCCATAAATAATTTATAATCTTCTAATTGCTTAATCGCACCAACATCTTTTTGAGTCCGCCCTTTTGGTGCTTTTATTGGGAAAGAAAATACAACAGTTGTAGGATTTTCAGGGTCATGACCTACTTCTGGTACTGCTATATGCCCTATTGCTTTCATAGCCTCAGCTATGGGGTCATCAGCGGAAACTCTTACTCTCCTAATATAATAAGGTGAGAATGAATAATCTATTCCTGTTGAAGTGGTTTGTAGTAAACTAACTGTTCCTGAAGGTTTTGATGATGTAGTAAATAGAGGTATTGATATATCTAATTCTTCAGCATACTCTTCAACAAATTTATTTACATGATGTCTTAATTCTGTTAATAGGTATTTCTCTTCGAAAGAAATTAATTTGGCAGCATTCACAAAATCTTGGTAACCTGTAAGACTTACACCAATTAATCTATCTTCTTTCTGAACTTTATCCCATTTATAAAGTTCAAGTGTTTGTAAGGTAACTCTCAATCCCATTCTTGCTGCATGACCTGCGGCGTTGAATAATCCTTCATGGTCTATTGTACCATCTTCTGAAACGAATTGCATCATGTTAATTGTTTGTAAGTTGCACAAGCCTCGTTTTTCACCTAAGAGAACTTCGCCGCAATTATGGGCTATCACTCCTTCAACTACTCCCCAGTGTGTATTAGGTTCACTAAAATCATAGACTGGTTCTATACCCACATTTTTTACTGTCGACACAGCAGGTGAGTAGTTATTTTCATAACCCATTAATCTTTTACCTTTTAAGTCTTTAGCTTCACACTCTGTCCCATCATTCAGCATAAATTTATGATTAGGTGTGCATATTATATCTTCTTTTTTACTATGAAATCTAACTCTAACCACTTTCTTCATACCTGTAAACCATACCTTACCTTTACTCTTTTTGCCTTCGTTATTTATTAATTCTACATCATTGCCTGATAACTCTTTAAATGTTTTATACCCATCAGATGTTAATAATTTGGTACTCCCAGCAAAACATGGGTTAGTTATACCAAAGTCTTCTCTTCTTTTTCTACCTGCAACTGCATTTATAAAACCCGGTTCTCCCATAGTCTTTAATCTAATTATATGTTCATGTAATTCTTTTCTAGTAGGGTCTTCTTGGTAGAATACTGAATCATTAGCTAATTGTCTATGCTCTAATGCTGGGTTAATTTGCCATTCTCCGTCTTTTTTATAATAGAGATTATCTTTAGCATGGAATACTTCGTCATCATCAGGACTGAAAAGAAACATTAGTGCTACTCTCCTAACCCCTCCAACTAACACACCCTGTGATAATAAACATACTAAATCTAGAGCATCAATCGGTCTTAGTTTAGCTTTATTACCTTCAGACTCATCAGCCTTCATAATTAAATTATCCCAATTTTTGAATATATTCATGAATGCTTTATGCCCTGAAGCAAATCCACCGAATGCCTTTAAAGGAACACCACGTCCTCTTACTTCACTAAAATCTATTGTTAATTTGGTAACATTTCTATAAATATCCATATACAACATATTTATATATGTTTGCATTGCAAATGCAATCCCCTGCTTTGAATCTCCTACAACCATTTTTGCTGTGTTATCTTTATTGATAGTTATTGATGTGTGTGCATTACCTCGTGATACCGGAGTTTCTTGTTCAATATAACTTAATTCTAAATCTTTTCTTAGGGGTGGCAGCTTTGAAATATCCTCTTTTAATATACGGACTCCAACTCCTGCCCCTACAAAAGCTAAGTACATTATATCATATATGCTATCCCATTCATTTAAAACTACTGCACTACAATTATAATTCTGTAACGCTATTTTTCTACTTAATTCTGTACCGCCAGTCCACATCTGCCTTCCTGATGGGAACACCTTTAGCTCAAAAATATTATCATATAGGTTTTCCATTTCTTCCGCTGTAATATTTTTATCTAAGAAACTCTGATGTTCTACAACCCTCTTAACAGTTTCCCACCAATATTCTCTTCTTTTCTCATCTTCTAAAAACCTTGAATATGTTCTTAAATAAACAAACTTACCTAAATCCGACATAGGATTAGGTGCTGATGCTCTATAATATTGCATGAAGTCATCCCTTAATTTTTTCATCTATACCCCTTTTCATTATTTTAATACAGTTAATTACTTCTGAAATTGTGTTTATTGTATGTTCATGTAATGTATCTAAATCTGTTGAATCATTTTCTCTAAATTTGCTTTCTAGTATATAAATAAATATATCAGAATATTCTTTGAAGTAACAGTAATCTCCATAAACTACTTCACCATTCTTATCTAACTTTTCTTTGTCATCTTCCATTATTCTACTTTTAAGTACTAACCCAAAAGGGTATCTCATTAATTTATATTCACCATCAAATAAAAGTAATTTATCCTTACTCTTTAATAAGTCAACCCCATCTAATAATATATATATATACTTATGACTGTGAAAACTTAATCTTCTTATCTCTAAAATAACCTCCATAAGACTCTCTAGAGGGTATTCTAGGAATACAAGGGTACACAAGGCACTTAAATTACCTATATTCATTGGCATATTTGGTGAGAATAATTGATTGCCATCCGGGTCTTTCTTCTTATGTCCCAACTTATCTTTTGATGCTCTGTATATTACATAACATCCTGTTTTGGTATCTATTAAAAATTTGTTTCTATAATTAAGATGCATTAACCTCCTCCTCACCATAGTATTTCTTATTTAACATTTCTAATACTTCAGTTACTCTATTTTCATTTGCTTCAAAACCGTTTTCACCTTCACTACCGAATGCATGAATATTCATTCCTCCATCATATATTCTATACATTTTAGCCCAATCAAATCCATAATCTGATTCACAGGTAATTGCTATATTATCTTTTAAATATCTAGCTCCTACTTCTCTTATTTTATCATTAACTATTTTGGTAACTGCTTTTATTACTCCAGCATCTGTTGGTGTTTCAACAGTTATATCATCATGTACCAAAACTACTACATAAGAATCATAAGGTTTTAGTAATCCTTCAAGTATTATCTCTATTCCAGCTCTCAATACTATGTCTGATGATGGACTTTGTATTATAAAGTTTGGTGCTTGATTTTCAATTCTACTTCTATGTCTTGAATCTTTTATTCCAAATCTTCTTTCTCTCCCCATAGGTGTTACTAATGGTGCATTTTGCATACCTAGTTTGCTGTACTGAGCTAACCATGCTGTAACTTGCGGATATGTCTTCTGCCAACCATTTAACCATAGTTGTGCTTCACCCTCTGTTACACTAAATGGTTTTGCTAATCCATAAGCACTGATTCCATAAGGTATACCGAAGTTTACTTTCTTAGCTCTTTGTCTTTCCTCATTTGTAAATTCTTCTCCAAAAATACCAGCAGCAGTCCGATTGTGTAAATCTCCACCTTCATTAAATACACTTAACATTACCTCATCACCTGATGCACTTGCCATAACTCTCGACTCACATGATTTAACATCAGTTGATAATAAACCTCTGCCTTGCTCACTTCTAAAATATTTTCTAATCATTTTACCTAATCTTGAGTGCTTTGTAATGTTTTGTAAGTTAGGATTTGATGAACTTAATCTTCCTGTTGCCGCTACCGTAAGATTTAAATTACCATGTATACGCTCATCTTTATCCATTATTTTTTCAATATTAATAATATAAGTACCTATTGATTTGTCTAATCTATCCCATGCTTTACACTTAGCTATTAATGGGGATACGGATTCTAAGTGTTCTATATTCTCCCACGCTGTTGTATTATCACTAAATTTTCCTTTGAATCCTAGAGCATTAAAAATCATCCAAGAATATTGTTTTGGTGATTTTGGATTGAATATTTCAGGTGCTGTTTTTGCTCCTGATTGTTTTTTGTATATTTCAGGATTCCATAGCGGTTCTGCTAATACATCAATCTCTTCTTTTAGTTTATCTTTTTCAATTGTTAACTCGGAAAGTACTTCTTTTAATATGGTTTTATTTCCCGGCATACCCTTGTACTCAACTTGAGCCAGTGCATTCATGCCATCAATTAGGAAATCTCTATAAACTCTGAATAGGTTCTTTTTTCGTTTTACCATTGGATGTAATACATTGTATACTTGGTAGGTATAACATGAGTCTATTGCTACCCTTTCGTACTGTACCTTTAACGGGGCATCCTCTAGTGTTGATTTTTTAATCCATTTATCTGCATCACCTTTGTATGCTACTGCTCCTAAGAATGTAGTTGATAAGTTTTGTAAGTTTTGTGTACCAGAAGTTTCATCAATAGTATAATGTAACGCCATTACATCCTCATCTACTCTTGCATCTAAATATCCAATATCCCATAACCATTGAATATCAAAAATACCATTCTGCCAAACCCATTTTAAGCATTTGAATTTGGTAAAGTCTTTCCATAAATACATTTTGTCGGCGGGGTAAACAAATGTCAGACCTCCCTTATTTACTGTAATTCCACCACATAATATCCTACCTAAATAATATTTTAAAGATGTGGTTTCTAGGTCTGCTGCTACTATTTGATTAAGCCAATCTAAATCTTCTAATATATTCATAACTTTCTTATGCTTAATTTCAGTATCTACTATTGCGTAGCGTGGTTCTACTGGTCTATTAAATTCACCATTGGCGTAAAAATATTTAACATTGTTCATCTGCATTTGAGTATTTTTTATCAAATCAGGATGGTTATTTAATTTTATAAAGTAATCAAACGTGAATACTCCAACACCTTCTAGTTCAGGTATTGATGTATACTGCCCCGAACCTTGTATATATTTCATTGCTAAACCTGATTTGTTAGGGAAAATTATTTTAGCTGCTTTCAACCCAAATGTTATTATCATTTTAGGACTAACTTTTACTATTCTTTCAATTAAATCATCTGTGCAGCACTCTAAAGCTTTTTCATTTATACTGCCCCTATTGTAACAAGAAATTAGGGGCATGAAAGATACATTAGTTTCATCATAAGGTAATTTAGCTTTCTCAAAAACATTTCTCATAATATTTCCCCAATAATCATTAAATAACTTACCAGTATATATATCATTTTGAGAAACATTGTCATATAAAATTACTACATCCTTATGATTTAAATCAATTAAGCCTTTACATGATTTTCTATCTTTATATGGACAACATTCACAATTCATTATTCACCTCACTTAATCCCGTCTTTTAGTTCTTCCAATACTTCTACTATTTCTTTAGTTATGCTCGTAAGTTCTGTAATTTTACCAATAAGAAAATCAAAACTCATATGTTCATCTTCTTTATCAGCTAGATAATCATAAAATCCTAATATACCAATTAAATGGTAGCAAGCTTCCATTGCTAAATCTTCATCTGAATCAATTATATTATTATCAACTGCATTATCAACAAAAGCATACTCTGATATAATAGATGGGCAGCTACCTGATAACCTATTGATTGCATAATAATCCCTATTTGAAGTTGGATGTTTTCTTTTATAGGTAGTTACTTTCTGTTGTGGTGAAATTCTTTGAGTTGACTCAGCCATAAATCTTGCTAAATCATCACCCTGTGAACCTACCTCAAATATAGTATGAATATACATACCATAATCGCCACCACCACCGTTGTGATGTACTGAGAATCCTATTACATTTAAATCCCCTTTTACGTTCTCTTTATCATAAACTTCTTTCATTAGACCTGCTCTGGAGTAAAGTGATTTATACACTGATTCATCTAGTGGCTTTGTTAGTGCGTAATTAATATCCATACCTTTACTTCCTAAGTCTTGTATTATATAAGTCATATAATTAACAACCTTATGGTTCATAGTAACCTCTTTCATAACTTTACCATTCTCTTTAAATGATGCCCCTATATCATCACCACCATGTCCGGGGTCTAATACTAACTTTATACCTTCTAAATCATTTAAATCTTTCATATTTAAAACTTTTCCTAGTTTTAATAATAAATTATCAAACATTGTATTTACTTTTGTCCTTGTCATTTAATAATCGCCTCTTCCTTAAATAGAAGAGGGGTTTTTCACCCCTCATACTTATTAATTATCTAGTAAAGCGGACATTCCGCCTCCTGAAGATGGTGGAGTAATATCTGTAACATCATTACCTTCTGAATACTTCTTAGTTGCAGGTGTTACTTTTAATTTAATACTACAAGCAACCCCAATTCCTACTCCTGTTTCTGGAAATTCTAATAAATTGAAATTCTTAACATCAACTTTATCAGATAATACACCAAGAACCATTTTTGTTATAAATTGAATACCATATTTCTTGCCTCCACCTTCAAGCATAGCGTTTTTAAATATTATTCTGCCTTTGTACTCTCCATCTGTAATTTCAAAACTAATTGCATACATTTTATCTCCAGATGATTTTGCTTCCTTTAATTTAATACCTCTAATCTTCGCTTGGTAAGTACCTTTTGGAATTGCAGGAAAATCACTACTTGTATCTACCTGTGTTAAATCTAAACCATTCTCTAAATCAAAACTAATTTCTTCAGCCATAAAAATGTGCCTCCTTATAATTATTAATAATAGCACCAAACCATTTTAGTGCATAATTTAAAACAATTTACTTCTTACTAACACTCTTGCTCTTACTATTACTTGAGCTTTTCTTTTTTGGTGCTTTATTGCTTTTTTTAACTTTTGGTGTTTCATCATCTTCTGTTTCTGTTAATATGATTAGTGTTTTAACTAATTTCTCTTTAAAACTTTCTAAGTCATGTAAAGATAATGTAAATTCTCTTTTTACAAGTCTGCCTGTGATTAATTTTTTACCACTCGCTCGTATCTGACTTTGTTTTTGTAAATCTGAGCAAAAAGCCTTATCAGACATATCTGCTATAATATTGTCTAACTCATCAACTATAAAAACTTTAAAATCTTCCTTATTAAAATCTTTTGATTCCATTACTTCCCCCTTTCATATTATTAAACTTTAAGATAAAACTCCATATCAAGAAATTTGATTAACTCTTCTTTTATTAATACAGTACTTTCACCATACGTTTCTATAACTAATATAAATCTATTATCAAAAGTATTAATAGTTATTTGGGCTTTAGAAAACCTATCATAATCTACATATAATGTTGTGTGTGCTTTAACCATGAGCCTCATAGCATCTTCTCTACCTACTTTAGTAAACTCTGGTAGTACTTCAAATTCTTTTCCAACTAGCCAAACCAATTTAGTAGGTAATGACCCTACGCCTTCTAAGAGTAAATCACCACTAATCTTATATTTAAAAATGTGACCTTCAATTGTGACTTTTATTTTATCTCCAACTTTTAAACCAAGTAAACCTAAAAGCTCCCTTTCAGTTACTTTTTTATAACTCATTAATTACCTCCTCCTTATTTTGATGAATGCTTTTTGAACTGCTGGTTAAATTCGAGTAATTCTTTCTTGTATTTTTCTGCACTCTCCTTTTTTCGGAAAAGTATACCATGAGTTAATAAGATATTTTGCCAGTAGTAGTCAAAATAAGTATACAAATGTAAATCAAAATCCTCATCAACATAACAAAACTCAGATTTCACATCTAACTCCGGTTTCACTATACCATATTTTATAAACTTATCATAGTGTAGTAAAGGAATCTTTCCTTTAATCCCAGCTCTTAAAATATAACAAGATGAGTCACTATCATACTCGATTACTCCAATATCAGATGATTCTACTTCTACATCTTTTCCTGTTTCTGGATTAAAATGAGTACTTATATTTATACCTTTAACCACAGCCCCCTCATGAAGTTCCTTGCCCTCAGTATCCCTTCTCCCAATATATTGCATTAGTACAAATCTATATTGATTTAACCACGTACTTTCGTCTTCTTCTAAGGGACTTTTCACTATTATACTCTCAGAACCCCAAATAGCAATAACATCACAGACTCTTTCCAATTTCTTATCCCATGCTAAATATTTTCTCATATTAGTTAGCCTCCTAATCTTTTTTCTCTGGTGGGTTAATTGATTTATCTAAATCAAGTGAAAAGTTTTTTGCATCTTTACCATACTTAGCTTCTGCTATATCTGCAAATACAGGGTTATCAATAAATAACTCGTTGAAATCTCTGTATCTATGTTTAGCTGAAAAATTACCTACTGGTTCGAAATATAATCTTCTAATAATCTCTTCTGTTGCTGGATTAACTGTTTTTCTATATCTTAATACTGCATTAAAGAACCCATGGACATGTTGCTTGGCTGAACCTTGTAATCCCGGTGAATATTCTTTAATTCCATCAGCTAATTCTCTAAATTCTTCTTGTGCTAAAAATATTTTATGGACTTCTAAATCTCTGAACATTCTTAAAAGAATAAATAACATATCTTTAATACTACCCCAGTCTTGTATTCTCATTTGACCCGGTAATTCACGCATTGATTCTGCCTTTGTTAAGTCAACATCTATTAATGAATATTTGGTAAACTGTTGAATCTCTGTTAATGAATCCAAACAAATAGTACCAAAGAATGCAGGCTCTTTAATCTCTACTGCATCAGGAATATTAAAAAACATTCGTTGTAATAGTATTAATTTTGCTTTATCATGTTTTTTCCAAAGTTCAATATGTGTTTTCATAAACTCATATCCTGCACATAAGTCTTCATAATTATCAATATTTTTTACTGATATACCATTATTTTTTGGTAATACTCCATCACCTTTTTCACCAGTGAGCAACAATATATCTCCTGTTAGCCATCTAGGTAGTGTATCTAATGTACCTAGTAAATGTGTCTTACCTACACCATACAATCCATAAATCAAAATATTCATCATCTGTTCTGTGTAAGCTTCACGAGTTTCCCCTTGGTAAAATAAATTCTTAGTAATATCGTGATGATTATCTACCTTTATTCGCTTACCCTCACCATTAATAGGTGTAAGACTTCTTTTAGCCATTAAGTGCCTCCTTTATACCTGCTTCGTATCTAGCTTCTTGCTTATTTTCATCTAAATTATATCTATCAGGAATCTCTTCATATTCTCTATTAATAATTTCATCAACATCCCCACCAATTAAAGTAATTTGGCATAAATCTCTATAAGCACACCATTCACAATGTTGTCCAGCAGATGGAAATATTTTATAATCTTTAGAAATCATTACTTCTGCTTGTAAGTAAATATTTTCAATACAAATATCTTTTGCTGTTTCTGGTAATCCTATTTCTTTAATATCAAAGAATCTATTATCCATAGGATTCTCATTACTATCTAATTTAGCTAATAATTTATCATATTTTTTTGGTATGTTTTTTAATGAACCAAATCTTTCAATTAATGCTTCTGACATTTTATCATAAGTTGTTCTCTGACTCTTATCTGTTGAATATTGTGGTTTGCTTTCATTTTTCTTCTGTTTTAATAGTCTAGGTTCTTTTGGTAAATCTTTCATTAGTTGTACAAAATACATTCCTTTAATATCAAAAGGTAATGTTACTTCTGCCATTGATAAATAACTCATTACTTGAGGGTCAACACTTAAAGTTTGATTTGTAAATCTACTTCTAGTTTTATAATCAACAAAATAATAATTGTCAAAACCATCTTTTACTATTCTATCAATCGTACCTCTAAATACAACTGGCTTTCCTTCAGGAGTTTCTAAATCAAGTTTAACATAAAATGGTACTTCGACTGCCGGTTTACCATCAAGAATAACTGTTTCCCATTCAATATTTCTACTTTTTAAAAACTCAAAGTAATTTTCTATCATGCCAGTAGCTAAATCTACATCTGTATCTTCTGAATCTTGTGGTCTAAATATTTCATCTTCATATTTTTTCATTGCTGTTAAATCCATGTTACCGTCTGCATCATACATATCTTTACCATCAAGGAAAGAATTGTACCATGCGAGAACTGTCGCTCTGACATCACCATTAAAAGCATTTCTTCCTTCTAATTCTTCTAACGCTTTATGTACCATTGAACCAAACCATAAATTATATCCTGCGATATAACCCTTTTTTCCAATATGTTTTCTATTTACACTTCTGAAATCATCTAGCAATCTACAAGTTGCTTGTCTTTTTAGCCCTGAGTTATCTATTAAGAAAAACTCATCTGCTTTCATCTTAAACATAATTCTCCTCCTTATATACTCTAACTTTATTCTGTATCCTTATTGTACTACTAATAGCAAATCTTGTCAAGCTTTATTTTAAGTTTTTTTCATATCTTTCTTTTATTGCTTCGAGTGTTCTTTTAGTATCAATAGTAAAATCCGCTCCTTGCTTATTTTCATCAAGTATCTCAACTAATCTTAAATGTAGTGGATTTTCGGGATATAAGAAATAATATATATGCACTATCTTTTCTTGTCCCATTCTGTACGCTCTGTCCTCTGTTTGAATATTGTTGATTAATGAGTAGTCTGCCCCTAAAAAGAGGACGTGGTTAGCTCCTGTGGCTGTAAATGCCACTCCTGATGCAATAGTCATGAGCAATATCTTCCTACTATCTGAGTAATTATTAAATTCATCTGCGACCTCTTTAGCTTCTCTTTTCATCCCACCATGAATCCTAAATACTTTTTGGCAATCCGTAGTTTTTAATAAATATTCTTCTATTTTATCAAATCCACTTTTGTAAGGTGTAGCTAATATTGCTGAATCACCTAATAAAAAAACTTCATCTAATTTTTCAGCTACACCTTCCAATGCTCCTCCCGGAGAATTTAATCCTATATTGTAAGGAGTATCTAACAATTGTTTTAGTTTTGTAAGCCCTGCTAATTCAGTTGGTGCTATTATTAATTCATCATCTTCTGTTATGAAATATAAGTCTTTTAATAATGCTTTTTGAATTTTCATTTGATGTTCTGTTTCTTCTACTTTCATTATCATTCTTATTTTTTTTGGTAATTCATCAAGATGGTCTACTTTCTTATGTCTTATTACATATCTAGCAACTAATTTTTTCCATTCTTGAGGGTTTCTAGGTATCCCGGAAACCTCTTTTCCAAAAGGTGTATCCCATACCAATGAATTATTATAACAGAATCTCCAATAACTACTGAAGTTTCTTTTATCTAGTGCATTAAGTGGTGCATATATATCCTGTATACCTTTTCTAATTGGTGTACCTGATAATAAATACATATATATTGAATTATATTTTTTTAAATTTTTTGTGAATACATTGCTATGTCCATTCAATCCTGATAAATGAAATTCATCAACAACAATAGTTTCAAATACTTTTCTACCATAATTATATAATTCTTTTGCATAATAGAAATTAGTTATTAGAATCTTTGGTTGATTTTGATAATCAGTATCAAGCCACTCCTTAAATACTTTTTCTCGTTCGGATGGCTTCCCTTGATAAACAGTTGATTTCCAGCCATACCATTTTATGAACTCATCTTCCCAAACTCTTCTTGCTCCTTTGGGGCAGAATATAAGAACAGCTTTTGGAGAATGGTGTTTAATAGCCTCCATTGTTTCTAAAGTCTTCCCTAACCCACACTCTGAGGCGTTAATACATCTATTATGCTCTATCATATAAGTGGAGGCTTCTTTTTGGTAATTTCTCAAGATGAGTTTTTTCATAATTCTCCCCTCCTATATAAAAAATTTAATAATAAATCTTATAAATAAAACTAATAAACCAACTTGAATCCCATTTGAAACGATAATGCTAATTGTTTCACCAATAAAAATTCCTATTTCACCTGCAATCCTTTCAGATAATTCTTGTTTATTATCAAGGTATTCAGTTTGTAATAAAGCTAAAGATTTTTTCATCATATAATAATCTTTTCTAATATTATTGAAATTAACAATTAATTCAGTAGTAATAGTTAATAAAATAACTTGATACCATTGTAGATATAAAAATATAACCAAAACTTCTCTTAATAATTGTAGCATAATCTCCTCCTTTTACTTGATTTCATTATTAAATAGTAGAGCATAAAATAAATGCTTTAGTGCATCATGCCAATGATTTTTTCCATGCCCTCCTGAGTACTTAGGATAACCCCAATTTTCCATTTTTCCACTAATGAAACCTCGTTTGATTACAATAGCAGGCTGCATTATTACTTTGCAATCATTTAGATAAGCCCATGCTTTAATTATTCCTAGAAGCTCAACAGTGTATAATTTAATACCAATATGGATATCACTTTTATCTTCATATATTCTATAATCCTCACATACTATTATGTCTGGATTATATTCATTTAAATAATCAAATATACTTTTAACTTGTTTAACATAATCTTCACCTTTACCTGTATCCAGTTGTGATTTATTTGTAACTTCTTGATTAATATAGGTTACAACTCCTGTTGTAGCTCCCGGGTCTATTCCTATAAATACGGTATCTTTATATTTTTTAATCCATGTATTACCCCTTTTCTTTATTAAAAATTCATTATACGCCAACATCTTTAATTCTCCTTTCTTATTTCTTTATACTTCTTAGTCAATTTTATAAATACTTCTCTTTGATTTTTTGGTATATTATCTAAATTATTATATATTTTTTTGTAAGTTGCTCTATAATTTGAGAAATAGTTATTTTCAACTATAAATAATAAAACAGGTTCCTCCTGATTATACTTTTTATCTAACTTACCATCAAATACTTTTAGTTTATAGAAGTCTTTTTCAATCCTAGTTTCTATTATTAATAAATATTGGTTTAAAAACTCTGTTATGATTTCGTCTGTTTTAATATTATCCATAAAGTCACTCAGTCTTTTCTAATTTTTCAGTTTGTATTCCGCCATCTTCATTAATTTGATTACTTATTTCATCCATCTTTTTCATAACCTGTTCTCTCTGTTCCTCAGTCATCACACCCATAGTTTTCTTAACTACGTCTTGGATTAGATTTACTGCGTAAAGCATGTCAAATAAGTTGGCTTTATGGTGTAGAAATGCCTTGTCTTTACTGAACCCAATTGTAATGAAATCCTTGTAAACAAATTTTTCAACATTATCTTCTTGTTTTTCTTTTACTAGACATAATATTTTATTAGTATCTAAAACCTCATTCATTTCTTTTTTATTCATTATTATCTTCTCCTTTGAACTCTATTTTACCATCACACATTACGCAATTTATACTAATTTTATTATCTTCTGCTACTTTTATTTCTATCCAACCTGATTCACCAATAGTATTTGAGTCAATCTCAATAAGCTCACCACAGCTACAACACCTAACTATAAATTTAGTTTCTTTCATCATTATCTCGCCTCCATTAATCTTAACAATTCTTTAGCTTTTGAGATTGCTCCTTCTTTCGTCTTAAAACACATGTCGTGTTTTATTCTATGCTTATCTTGTTCCCACTCGGCATTGTATGTTTCTTCATACAACATCGTATTACATATAACAGGGAAAAAATAAATTTCATTTTTCTTTGGTACAAATGGTATTTTAATCATTTTAACTTTACCTAATAATAATTCGTTTAAATATGCTGAACTGCTCCACCCATCAGAACTAGGTATATAAACTTGTATCCCCTTTTTGTTAATCCTACGCATATAATTACTATCTTCAATTCCAAATTCTTCGTTTTCTTCTAAATTAAGGTATTCTAGTATTGCT